AAGAAAGAATATTGAGACTCGGTACAATAATTCTGAATTCTTAAAATCCTGGGTTCCTACTGCAAAGTTTACAGATAATTATCTGGAGTTCTGTAATAAAGCAGGACAAAGACTTGGTGTTAAGTTATATGGTGCTACTACAGGTATCCGCGGTACTAAGATCTTTGCCAAACGTCCTGTGCTCTGTGTACTGGATGACTTGTTAAGTGATGAAGCATCCAAGTCTAAGGTTGTATTGCAGTTAATTAAAGATACAATCTATAAAGGTGTTAACCATGCTCTGGATCCAACAAGAAGAAAGATTATCTTTAACGGTACTCCGTTTAATAAACAGGATCCTTTGATTGAAGCTGTTGAATCAGGAGCATGGGAAGTAAACGTATATCCTGTATGCGAAAAGTTTCCCTGCACCAGAAAAGAATTCAGAGGAGCATGGGAAGACAGATTCTCTTATGATTATATTAAGGAACAGTATGATCTCGCTTTAAAGACAGGACAGATTGATTCCTTTAATCAGGAACTGATGCTGAGAATTACATCCGATGAAGAAAGACTGATTCAGGATGATGAGATCAGTTGGTATTCCAGAAAGAGTCTTCTCTCTAATAAACAGAACTTTAATTTCTATATCACTACTGACTTTGCTACATCTGCCAAACAGACAGCAGACTACTCTGTTATTTCTGTATGGGCATACAATGCTAACGGAGACTGGTTCTGGGTAGACGGAATCTGTGAAAAACAGACTATGGATAAGAACGTAGCTTCTTTATTCAGACTGGTTCAGGAATATAAACCACAGGAAGTAGGAATAGAAATCACAGGACAGCAGGGAGGTTTTATTCCCTGGCTCCAGCAGGAAATGATTTCACGCAATATCTGGTTTAACTTTGCCAGAACAGCAGGATCCAAACAGCCAGGAATCAGACCCAGTACAGATAAGCTTACAAGACTTAATCTTGTTGTTCCTTGGTTCAAGGCAGGAAAGATATTTTTCCCGAAAGAAATGCAGACTTCTACTATAATAGGGGTATTCATGCAGCAGATTAAGTTAGCCACCAGATCAGGTATTAAAGGACATGATGACTGCCTGGATACTATATCTATGCTTGGGTATTTAACTCCTTGGAAACCTTCTCAGTCTATGATTGTGAATGCTCAAGGGAATTCAATTTATGAAGATGAGGACTTTAATAAAGAACCGTCTTCTAATTTACAGTCTTATGTCGTATAGATATAGAGGAATTATATGAATTTTTTAGATAAAGGTGGTCCTGCCAGTCAGATTGTCAGTGCAATAGGAAATGCACTTGAATATGTTCTTAAACAAAACCAGGCAAACTATGATGCTGGTATTGAACAGTGGCGCAGAGATGAGCAGGCTGCAAAAGATCAAGTAATGGCTGAAGCAGCTGCTAACGGAGGAAGAATTTCTCCTCTTACATATAATCGTTATCGTGGAAATCCCAGTGATGTTCTTGGCGGTTTAGCAACTGCTGATCAGTATGCCGGAGATCCAAGCATTAATAATGTATTAGGCGGTTTAGCAGATGCTATGCCTGCTGGCGCTAATACTTCTGCTCCTGTACGAAGAAGAAGGGCAGCTCCTAAACCAGAGGCAAGTCGTCCTATTCGTTATCTCGAAATGGGTGATGCAACGCCTGAAGAAGCTCAAGCTCTCAGACTCAAGCTTGGACAGGATCGTACAATTACTGAAGCAACAGGAACATCTCCTGAATTTGAAGCCAGATATGCAGCAGCTCTTCGGGCACTTGGTTTACAGTAAATAATATCTGTCAAATGACATTAAAAGATCTTCTGAGACGATTATCCTACGGAGAATTGTCTAATGTATTCTTAGGTGCTTCAGGAGCAGGAACCATTCCTGATGAGAAGCTGCCTATTGTAATTCAGTACATCAATGAAGGACTCTTAAGACTCTATACAAAATATATGCTGAGTCTTAAGTCTCTTATCATTGAATGCTCTGAATACAGAACTACATATATTCTTACCTCCGAACATTCCTGGCTCAATGCTTCCCAGGAAGACTTGGATAATCCTGAATTCTCTGATAAATACATCAGAGATGATCCTGAGCATCCGTTTACTGATGACCTTATTAAAGTACTTACAGCCACTCTTGGTGACGGAGTACAGACCACAGTAAACAATGAAGCAAACAGACTGGGAATCTTTACTCCTTCATTTAATGTGATTGAGTTGCAGCATTCCATTGCCGATATGCCTATTACCATTACATATCAGGCAAAGCATCCTGAGTTATCTCAGGATGATCTGGATGCTGAAATAGAACTTCCCTATTTCCTTTACGGAGCACTGTGTTCTTATGTAGCTTATCTGATGTATTCCAATATGAATACGCAGGAAGCCATTCAGAACGGAACCAAGTACCTGAATAATTATCAGATGATACTTCAGGACTTGGAACAGAATGACATCATGCAGCAGACGTATTCTGACTTCAGTGCCAAGTTTCATTCAAGAGGATTTATCTGATGAGTTTTACTTTTACACCCAACAGTCTTACCTTTACTGATATGCAGGCAGGAGCAGTATCTGAATACCAGACTGTTATCCTGACCAATACAGGAGATGAAGACATCTTCTTTACAGATTACAAACTTGTAGGAAGATTTCAGGTAGAGAGATCTTCTATTAAGAGAGGACTCAAAGCAGGTAAGACCCAGGAAGTAAAAATCAGAGCAGTACCTAATCAGGAAGGAGATCTTGAAGGATCTCTTATGCTGGGTACTGAAGAAGACAAGGTAATTCTTCCTCTTAAGGTTCATGCGGAAGGAGTATATGAAGCTCCTCCGCAGGAAGCATCTGTTGAACGTGCTGTAGAAGTTCCTGAACCAACAGACAAGAGTGCATCAGCTTTCAAGGAAGGTTCTATTCTTATGAAGGCTATGGTTCTTAATGAAGGGGACTTCTATCCTGATACTGATATTCCCAAGGTATATCTTGGGATTCAGTATTATAAAGAAGCTGACGGATCTATTCCTTATGAACTGGATCCGAAGAGAATCTATTCCATGCCTGACAACAGCTGTCTGTTCTGGAGTTTGGATATTTCTCTTGTAGATTTTACCTCTGGATCTGTAGTGAAATTCAGCTGCAATGATGGTATCATTATGAACAGCAACAGCTGTTTATCTGTTATAAAACAACATACTACAGATGTATTAATCAATAACAGTGACTTGAATAATTGCAACATCATTTTGGAATTGGATAATACTGATTCCCAAATTAAGTTCCTTCTTCCTGTTGAGTTTAGGAATTGCACAGGAGGAGGAACATTAAAGTATGCTCTTGCAACTCAAAGTCAGTAACGAGTGAGTTTATAAATGCATACTATTGGTCCTTTAAACGGACTTCCTCCCAGTCAGATGGTAGAACGGCTACTGGGGAAGTCTTATCAGGTAGTTAAAACTGTATATCTTAATCTCGATACATTAAAAGAGATTTACGGATCCAAAGCAATTAACTACTTTTACAATAATCTTGAAGAAATTAGAGAAATCTCTGAACAGGCTGAAACCTTACAAGAGATTTCTTCTAATATTGATTCCATTCTTAATCTGCCTCAATTAAAAGATGAACTTCAGGCTAAGAGTGATGAATGTATTTCTCAGATTCAGAATGAAACACAAACAGCAGAGAACAAAGTTATTATTGTTCGTGAATCTGCTGTAGATACAATTAACAATACAGCAGAAGAAGCAAAACAAAAAGTTCAGGAAGAAGCCGGTACTGCCATGTTCTCATATCGGTATCTGGATATGGAATTTGTTTCTTCTGTTTATGGTTATCCTTTGAGTACTGTACATCCTTCTAAGAACCTTAAAGCAGGAGATCATGTTGTAACTCCTTCTGGAGATGTTCATGAAGTAGCCTATGTCTCTGACAGTATCTTTACTCTCGGAGAAAAGATTTGTACTCTTAAAGGAGACAAAGGTGATACAGGTCTTCCTGGAACAGGGTTACAGCTCTATGGTGTATATGATACTGTTGAAGATTTCTTAGCTGCTAATTTGAAAGGAACGGCAGGAGCTGCATATCAGATTCTTAACCGAGGAGACGGAGAACCCTGTGTTTATCTCTGGGATGTGAATGCCAAAGCGTGGAAGAATGCAGGACAGATCCAAGGTATTCCTGGGGCTTCTGCAACAGATACTATTATGACTCCTGATCCTAAAGAGTATTTCCTTTCGATCTACACAGGAGAATCTTAATGGCTACCCGAGTAAATTTTGATATTGATCAGGGATCTGATACTGTGGTTCCTCTGACATTTCAAGATTCAGAGGGTACTGCCATTAACTTCTTCGGTTCTACATTCAGAATGCAGCTTCGTAAGCTTCCTGATGATGCAAAATATGTTGATGAACTTTCCACCGACAACGGAAGAATTACGAGTAATCTTACAAACGGTATTGTTAATCTGGTTTTTCCTTCTTCTGTTACTTCTGCTCTTCGACCTGTTTCTTACGTATATGACCTCGAACAGGTCAACGGAGAAGGTAAAGTCACAAGACTTATTGAAGGAGAAATCAGATTTCGGAGAGAAGTGACACGATGACATCTCCCACACCTGAAGTTATCCAACGTCCAAGAATCATTATTCTGGAAAAGAATAAGGGATTCTTAATTAAGGACGTATATAAATCCTCTGTAATTAAAGTAACAGTTCCTGGTTCTCAGGGACCCAAAGGAGATAAAGGAGACAAAGGAGCTGATGCTCAGGTGGACTGGATTTCTAGAGAACAAATTGATAATTTATTTGGATAAATAACTATGGCAAATGTAGCTGGTACCTTCCTTGACCTAGACGGTCTTGCTTACTTCCTGGCTCAGCTTGAAAAAATCACAGCAGGAGCTATTGCAATCAACGGACGAACCATTACCCTTAATTCTTTAAGCGGTACTGCTCTTGGTTCTGTAACCGTTCCTACAACAATTTATAATCCTGCAACAGCCAGTGCAGACGGTCTGCTTACGGCTTCTGATTTCTCTAAATTGCAGGCTATTTCTGAAGGAGCAACCAAAGTATCTGCTTCTACGGATAACGGTTATATTCTTATCGACGGAACCAAGACAAAGGTTTATACGCCTCCTACCGTTACAGCTCTTACTTCTGGTCTGTATAAGATTACAGTTAATGCCAATGGTTATGTAACAGCAGGCGAAGCAGTTAAGAAATCTGATATTACAAGTCTTGGTATTCCTGCTCAGGATACTACCTACAGTGCAGCTACTGCATCTTCCAACGGATTGCTTACTTCTTCCGATTACACTAAGATTCAGGGTATCTCTTCGGGAGCACAGGTGAATGTGGTAGAAACTGTTAAGGTAAACGGAACA